CTAAGAAGGTGCAGTCAGGGCCATCGTGTCCGCATTTATAGAAATACCACACCGGGTATCTCACGTACTAAAAAGTATAAAGATGGGAGTACGGAGGTTCTGACTTATCCTTCATCTTATAGTTATTTTGTTGAAGTAGATGGTAATGTAGAAAAGAAAACAAATAGTTTTAAAACTGCTGAAGAGTTTTATGATGCTGAATGTGTTAAAAAACATAGCGATAATCATGGAAGATTAGTGATTGGTAAACATCATTTAATAAATAATGTAGCCACTTCGCAATCAGATTATCCTACAGACAGTAGTACAAAAGCAGAGATACAAGCTTTTTATGATGTTAGAAATATTAATTATAGCGCTAGCGATACAAAAGCAGAACTATTAAGTAAGATAGAAGTAAATGATTTTACTGGCGCTAAAAGTATTAAAAAATAATGGCAAAAGATTCTTTTATAAATTGGGAAAATGCTCCAGTAAAGAAAGAGGGTTTTATAGCTATCTTTATATTTATGAGCGGATTAATTGGAGAAGGTGTTTATTTTTATAATCGCTTTATTACATTGGAAACTGATATGATACAAGCAAATACAAAGATAGAAGAATTACTGTCTAAACATATTGAAGATGAAGAAGAAGAATTTGCAAAGCTGGAAGAACGAGTAAAGTTTTATGAAAAAGAATTTAATATTAATCCATTAAGCTGGAGAAAGAAAAAGAAGTGAAAAAAGTCTGGGATATAGTAGAGTTTATATTAGTTCTTCTTGTTTTTAGCTGTATTGGATTAGCTTTTATAGCATGTGAAGATAAGTATTTAACTGTTGAGCGTAGAGTTGTTGACGCAGAAAACAACATACCAATTTATTTTCAAGCAACAGCGGAACAAGATGGTGTAAATACATGGCGCCCGGTGTTTACATATTATATATATCAAATGCAAGAAGGTGTATATGATGCTTACTTTCATGCTTATATAATGGTAAATGACTCTGTAGTATTCTCTGGAGTTCAGCCTATATCTATTGAAGGCGGAAAAAAGATTTGGGGTGAATATATTGCAGTAGGCGCAAATTTTTCTCCAGAATTAATAGTGAATAGCACTCCAATGGCTTATGTGAGTGTGGAGTATTAATAATATAAATGGGAACAATATATGGCAGAAATGTATGCAGAATATGGCGTAATAGGCGTAGTTGTCATACTGTTTTCTGGAATGCTTTATTGGTTTAGGGGATTTGTAGAAAGACTTGTAAATAATAAGCTAGAAGATTTAGAAAATGAAATTCAACAAAACAGAGAAATAATGATTAAACTCATAGATAGATGGAATAAAGAAACAACTAAAGCCGACAGAAGACATGAATCTGTAATAGAAAACGCTGAAAGAAGACATGAGAAATTAACATTTGAATTGCGAACACAGAGTGAAGCATTAAATTTTTTAAGAGGAAAGTTAGATAAAAGTTGAAAAAAATGAAAAAAACAAGAATCGGACATGGTCGCGGTACTAAAAGTAAATATAAGAATTATCGTGGTCAAGGCGGAAGGAAACGATGAAACAATCTGAAATAGATAATTGGCGTGTTAATATGCAGAGTAGAATGGAAGAATTAACTGTTCTAAATGCAAAACATAATCAAGATATTATGCATGTAAAAGAATCTGTAGATGAATTAAAAGAATTAATCAAAGAACAAAATGGTCGAGTAAGAGAACTAGAAGGTAATATGTCAGGAGTAAGAGCTATAGGAGCAATGCTATCTGTTGTATTTTCTGGTTTATTTGGCTATTTATTTACGAAAGGGTAAAACATGAATCTAAAAGAAATGCTAATGGCGGCGGCGGAAGCTCAAGCTGATAAAGTAAAAGACGATATGATGAGTCAATTAAATTCCGAAGAAATGGAAAAAAAGATTGCCTCAGCTATCAACGCTAAAATAGATATTCCGTTTGTATCGGAAGATAAGGAGCAGATATTTTTTGAAAAAGTCGTTGATGTTGTTACTGATTTGTTGCATGGTCTTTTTGAGGGGAAGTAGTTTGTTAAACGAACCTCAAGTAAAAGATTTAATTAAAAGAGTTCTAGATAGTATGGATTTATACTCTCCAGAGGCTCTAGATTTGGTCTATAAGACTGGAAAAGTAGAAAGTGGATATAAGTATCTACGCCAGATAAAAGGGCCTGCTAGGGGCTTATTTCAATGCGAAGCATGGGTGGCAGTAGATATATGTAAAAACTATCTAGCTTATAGAAAAAAGCTAATGAAGAAGGTTGCTGAAGCTACGAATGTTAA